TTATATTTTTCTTCTTATTTCTTTAGCTATACCGATTATTTTGACTGGCAGATCATTTATTTGCTTATTCGTGAATACCAATGGCTCATATTCTGAATTTAACGGTTGGAGTATGATGCCATTTTCGTTTTTCAACACTCTCTTAAATGTGCCATCATTCCCATTAACCATTACAACACAGTCTTGTCCACTTTCGCAATCGTCTACTTTTTCAAAAATTACTGTATCACCATTTAAATATGTAGGGAACATGCTGTTACCTTTTACCTTCAAACCAAAATATTGTTTCCCGCCTTTTAGCATACTTGCTGGTATTTCTTCGGTATCTAATATATCTTCAATACACTCCATAGGTATTCCTGCTGGAATTGTGCCATATACTAAAACTACAGCTGAAGAGGGAGAAGAAACAATGTTATTTTCTTTTTTTTCTACTAAATCGGATTTTTTAATTTCAAAATAATTAGCTAGCATTTCAATTTTATCAATTCTAGGATAAAATTCGGCCTTTAACCAGCTAGTTATTGTTGTGTAAGGAATATCTAAATCCCTAGCAATGTCATTCCTATCTTTATGATTTAATTCCATATAGTATTTTAAATTTTCAGCTAATATCTCTTTATTTCCTAGATCGCTCATATTAAACCTCCTTGCAAGTATTAGTATACAGCTATTCTGTAAAAAATTCAATAAAAAAATAAAAAAAATACAGTTTTACTATTGACATTACATTTAAACTGTAATATCATAATTACAGTAAAACAGTAATTGGAGGTGATAAAAAATGAAATACACACTGAAAGCAATAAGAGTAAATAAAAATGAAACTCAAGAACAAACTGCAAAAATGATAGGCGTAAGCGTGGAAACATGGCAGAACTATGAAAAAGGAGTTACGTTCCCAGATGTACCTACAATTAATAAAATAATAGAACATTTTAATGTTTCCTATGACAGCATTAATTTTTTTTAAAGTGCGATTACAGTTAAACAGTAAATAGAACAAAAAGAGTAAGGCGGGTGAAAGAGAATGGGATACAAAAAAATATTTTGCCTACCAAATTCAATGGGAAAAATTAGTGGAATTATAGTAGGCAATTTGATTGGATATGGAATTGTTTTAGGTATTATTTTGCTAGTAAATTAGTAAAGGCCAGCAAAATAATACCTGAAATGATACCAGAGGTAACACCTATAATAACCCCATCGTAGAAATTAGAGAAAAAATTATCTTTTATTAAATCTTTTAGGGATTTATCAATACTTTCTAAAAGATATAAAAGTTTATAATTTTGGTCATCATTCATATATAATCACCAGCTTTCTTTTAAAGATAGGTTGATTATATAAGAAAGCGAAAAATATTTCAACGAATAGAGAAAATGGAATGAAAGGAAGGTGTAAAAATGACGGAACTAGCTGGAATTATTTTATACGACAAAGAGGAAAAAAGCGATTTTTTAGGTTGTTCAAGATTTACAGCTAATAGGCTTTGCAGAGAGCGAAGAATTAAGGCAACTAAAGTATGTAATGGCTGGAAAGCGACAAAAGAAGCTTTAGAAAACTACTTAAATTTACCGAAAGTAAGGAGATGAACAAAAGATGAGAGTGAATAAAAGAATAATGAAAAGAGCAATAAAAATAATACTATCAACAATATTTGCAATTTTGTTAGTAAATGTCATAGCAAATGACCTATTATCAAATGGCTTAAGTAGATTTTTCACAATACAGAGTTATAAAGAAGCCTTTGAACTATGCGAAGTAGATATCGTAATAATAAACATGCTTAGATGGGTGTTTACTGGAATTGCATTAGTAATTGGATATGCTTACTTAAGTTACAACACAGAAATTATGAGATTGGAGAAAGAAGAAAGAATTGAACTTAGAAAGGTGGCGATGGGGAATGATGCAAAGAGCTGTAGATGCTTTCGTGGAATGTCAGAAGTCAGTTGTTAATGAGATAAATTCAGCAAGAAACGAATTAGTTTGTGGAAGAACAGAAGAAGCATATAACATTCTAACAAATCTTTCAGATGAACTAACAACAGACATTAGAATTTCAGAAGGCAAATTTGAAGCAGTATTAGATAAGGCATGTAAAAATTACGCAAAAAAAGAACTAAACATCGAGTCTGCAAACAAAAATGTTTAGTTCAAGAAAAATACTTATATAAATATTTTATATGAGTATATTAACATAATTTTAATGAAAAATCAAGAGGTGAGTTTATGGATGCAGATGTGGAAAGAGCTTGGTTAGATAACACAGAATGGTGGGACAAGTATACACACGCAAAACCAATAGAGGAGGAAGAGTATGAGTGAGAATAACGAACTAATAATTGTAAAGCAGTTGCCGATTATTGAGGAACAGTTAAAAAAAGCAAGTGATGAAATAGATGAGAAAGTAAAGAATGCGGTTGCTTTAGTATGCAATGAAGAAACTATCAAAATAGTAAAAGAAGTAAGAGCAACTTTAAATAAAGAGCTAAAGGAATTTGAAGATAAAAGGAGACAAGTAAAAGCTGAAGTATTAAAACCATATGAAGATTTTGAAAAAGTTTATAAAGAGTGCATTATAGATAAATACAAAACAGCAGATATGGACTTAAAGAATAAGATTGATTCTGTTGAGAATGAGCTAAAAGCGAATAAAAAAGCAGAGGTAGTAAATTACTTTAATGAATATTTAAATTCTAAAAATATCGATTTTGTTACGTTTGAGAGTGCAAATATAAATGTAACATTAACAGCTAGTATGAAGAGTTTAAAAGAGCAAGCTAAAAATTTTATAGATAAGATTTCAGATGATTTAAAGCTTATAGATACACAAGAACATAAAGCAGAGATTCTGGTTGAATATAAGCAATCATTAAATGTTAGTCAAGCTATAACATCGGTTACAAACAGATTTAAAGCAATCGAAGAAGAAAAGGCAAAGCAAGAAAGAGATACTAAATTGCAAAAAGAAATTGTTGAAATAGCTAAAGATGGTGACAAGTATGCAGAGCATGTTCCAACAATAGAAGAAGTACCACAAATGAAAATAGATGCTCCATTAACAACACCAATTGCAGAAGAGCAAGAAGAAATTTTAACATTGAAATTTACTGTAAAAGGAACAAGAACAAAACTAAGAGCTTTAAAAGAATTTTTGATAAATGGAGGATATGAATATGAGTAATCAATTAACAACTAACAAACCTAAGTTTAGTGTAGCAATACAAAGTGATATGTATAAAAATTTGATTAATCAAACCTTATGTGATAAGGATAGAGCAACAAGATTTATTGCAAGTATATCCAGTGCAGTAGCAACAAATCAATCGTTACAAGAATGCGATGCAGGAACAATATTAAGTGGTGCACTGTTAGGAGAAAGTTTAAATTTAAGTCCAAGTCCACAATTAGGACAATATTATTTAGTACCTTTTAACGATAGTAAAAAAGGATATAAAGTAGCACAATTTCAATTGGGATATAAAGGATATATTCAATTAGCAATTCGTTCAGGTCAATATAAAAAGTTGAATGTGTTGGCAATAAAAAAAGGTGAATTAGTAAGATATGATCCATTAAATGAAGAAATAGAAGTTAATTTGATAGATGATGAAGAAGAAAGAGAAAATGCAGAAACTGTTGGATATTATGCAATGTTTGAATATACAAATGGTTTTAGAAAAGCAATGTATTGGTCAAAAGCAAAAATGGAAAAACATGCATTGAAATATTCAAGTGGATATAAAGCAAAGAAAGGATATACATTCTGGGAAAAAGATTTTGATGGAATGGCATATAAAACAATGTTGCGACAACTTATTAGTAAATGGGGAATTATGAGTATAGATATGCAACAAGCAGTAGAAAAGGATATGACAGCTATTAATACAGATGGAACTTATGAATATGTAGATAATGAGGATGCGGTAATACAACAAGATGATGGAGAAGAACAACCTCAAATACAAGAAGAAAATACATCAAAAGAGGTATCAATGAATGAAATATAAAATCATATCTAGTTGTAGTACAGGAAATGCAGTAATAATTAGAGATTTTATTTTAATAGATTGCGGAGTGAGTTTTAAAAGGCTTGAGAAGTATTATAAGAAATTAAAAATAGTACTTCTCACGCATATTCATTCAGATCATTTTAAAAAAGAAACAATAAAAAGGTTAGCAGAAGAAAGACCAACCCTGAGATTTGCTTGTTGTGAATGGTTGGTAAACCCATTATTAGAATGTGGAGTTAATAGAAAGAACATAGATGTACTTCAAATTGGTACGAGATACGATTATAAGCTATTTAAAGTTGTACCAATTAAATTATATCACGATGTACCACAATGCGGTTACAGAGTACTATTTGATGATTATAAAGTGATTTATATGACAGATACTAGAACAGTTGAAGGAATATCAGCAAAAAATTATGACTTGTATCTTATAGAGGGCAATTATGACGAAGATGAGATAGAAGAGAGAATAAAAGAAAAGCAACAAAATTGCGAATATGTATATGAGTTTAGAGCAAAAGATAGCCATTTGAGCAAGCAACAAGCCACAGAGTTTTTACTAAATAATATGGGAGAAAATTCAGAATATGTATTTATGCACGAACACATAGAGAGGTGATAGTTTGAAATTCACAGGAACAGTATCAGATGTAAGTATAGATTTAAGAACGAATAAGCCTAAAATAACATTCATAATGAATGAAAGAACAGCACTTGCAGAACTTGATGAGATAAAAGACTTGGACAAGTTGTCGGTGGAAGCTAAGAAGTATCGTAAAAAACGTTCTTTAGATGCAAATGCATATTGTTGGGTTCTTATCAATAAACTTGCTGAAAAATTAAATCTCAAGCCAATAGAAGTGTATAGAAAAGCTATTTATGAAATTGGAGTTAGAGAGGTTATACCAGTAAAAAATGAGGCAGTAGATAGATATAAAGAAGTATGGCAAAACAATGGTTTGGGTTGGTTATGTGAGACTGTACCATCAAAGCTAAATGGCTATACAAATGTAATAGCTTGGTACGGTTCAAGTGTTTATGACAGCAAAGAGATGTCAAAGTTAGTAGACAACATTGTAGAAGAATGCAAAACACAGAACATAGAAACAATGACACCAACTGAACTTGAAGCTTTAAAGGGGGCTTGGAAATGAAAGATTGGGTTGGAATAGCATTTCCTAAAAGCTCAAAAACAGTTTTAAAAAGCAAACCTAAAGATATTAGTAAAACTAATCGTGAAGAAATAAAAAAGCTTTTTAAAGGCAAATGTGGGCTTTGTGGACACACTACTGGAGTACACATTCACCACATAATTTACAAGAGCGAAGATAGAAGTAAAATAGATGATTTTAATAACTTGATTTTATTATGTTTGGAGTGTCATTTGAAAGTACATAACAATAAAAAATACTGGCAACCAAGGTTAATGAAGTTGAGAGAAAGAATAGGAAAGGAGAAAAAACATGAATAAGGCAATTTTAATGCGGGAGGTTAACTAAAGATCCAGATGTTAGATATACCACAACAAATAACACAATGGTAGTGCAATTTGCATTAGCTGTGAATAGGAGATTTGCGAAAGAGGGAGAAGAAAGACAAGCAGACTTTATTAACATTGTTGCTTGGGATAAAACGGCTGAGTTTTGTAGTAAGTATTTTAAAAAAGGTCAGCAAGTCGGCATAATTGGAAGAATCCAAACTAGAAATTATGACGATAAAGACGGCAAAAAAGTATATGTTACAGAAGTAGTTGCAGAAGAGGCATATTTTGCAGATAGTAAGAAAGAAAATACAGGAGATCCATTTGCAGAGCCAGCAAACAATCAGAATATAATTGATGACTCGGATTTGCCCTTCTAGATAGATAAAAACATAAAAATGCACATTGAAAACTGAATATAGTTATCAGACAAATGCAGTAGTATCAATGATTAGCAATTTTTTAAAAATATTTTAAAATAATTGTTGACACTAACGGTACGTTATGATAATATAATAACTGTCAGGAGGTGATGAGAATGCTAAAAGTTCTTAGAGACCTAACAAAAAAGCTAGCTGCCCGCTACCAACGTAAACAACTAGCTAAGGTTAGACATCAAAGATTTTTAAACATCATTGAACAAACTAAAGATATTTAACAAATAGTCTCCAACCTTGACAGTTAGTATATATCAAAACGTACCGGCTGTCAAGGAAAGGAGGCCCTAAATGGAGGGAAGAAAATTGAAAGTGATATTTGCAAAAAGTGGCTCGGGTTCTACAACTCCAAAAACATCATTGCCAATTACGGATTTAAGAGATATGGGGGTAATACCTGAGGACAGAGAATTTTATTATCATTATGATGAAAAAAACAAAGTGATGATATTAAGTAAAGAAAAAATTAAAGAAGTGAAAGTAATTAAGTAAAATAAATATAAAAAACTACTAAAACTGCGATTGTCTGGTAAACTTGACAGTTTTAGTAGCCTCAAAAACTACCTTTGAAAGTAGTCTATTTGTAATTATATCAAATAGCAAACCATCTTTCAAGGGTTTTGAGGAAACTTTGAAAGGTGGTATTTTTTATGGAAAAGAGAGATTTTAATAAATTAGAAGAATTAGATTGTGAGTTATTTAAATTAAAAAATTTGATTGGTTTGATGTATGACGAATGTTGTACGAGTATACCAATGAAATTAGGAGAATATGAAGCGAAACAAAAATTAGAAATAGCAACTACATTAACAACTGCAATATTCGATTTGATTTTAAATCAATCAGAAAAGCTAAGTGAGTACATAAGAAAATCATGTAATTAAATAGAATAATGATACGAGGAGTGATTAAGAATGAATGCGCTAATAAAAGTAGATTTGAACGAAAACCAAGAACCAATAGTAAGTGGAAGGGAATTGCATGAGGCTTTGGAAGTAAAGACAGCATATAAAGATTGGTTTCCTAGAATGTGTGAATATGGTTTTACTGAGGGAATAGACTTTTGCTCAATTTTGAGCGAAAGTACAGGAGGCAGACCTGAAACAAATCATGCAATAAAGTTAGATATGGCAAAAGAAATAGCAATGATACAAAGAAGTGATAAAGGCAAACAAGTAAGACAGTATTTTATACAGGTAGAGAAAGATTTTAATAGTCCAGAAAAAGTAATGGCAAGAGCTTTAAAATTTGCTGAACAAAGATTGAATGTTTTACAGGTTGAGAATGCACAGCAAAAACACATGATTGAAACACAAAGACCAAAGGTATTATTTGCTGATTCAGTAGAAAGTTCCGAAACAAGTATTTTGATAGGTGATTTAGCAAAGTTGATAAAACAAAATGGTCATGATATAGGGCAAAACAGATTATTTGAATGGCTAAGAAATAATGATTATTTGATAAAGAGTGGAGAACGTAAGAATATGCCAACTCAGAAATCAATGGACATGAAATTATTTGAAGTCAAAGAAAGAACTGTAAGTAATCCAGATGGAAGCATAAGAATAACTAAAACACCTAAAGTAACTGGTAAAGGGCAAATACATTTCATAAATACATTTTTAAATATGTTATCGTAGGTAAAAGTAAATAGTAAGTAGCAAGGCATGACCTTGCTATTGTGCTATTATGAAACTAATTTTACATAAACAAGTTACAAAAGAAAGATGGTGATTTGATGAAAGACCCTGCGTTTTTGTTTTATAGTAGTGACTTTTTATCAGGAACGATGCTAATGACTGATGAAGAAGTTGGCAAATATATAAGACTACTTTGTTTACAACATCAAAAAGGTCATTTAAAAGAAAAGGATTTATTAAACATATGTCAACAAAAGAATGAAGAAATATTTTCAAAATTTATTCGAGATGAAAATGGTAACTATTATAATCAACGACTTGAGATTGAAATTAGCAAAAGAAAAGCCTACTCAGAAAGCAGAAGAAATAACAGAAAGAAAAAAGAAGAAAATAACATATCTAAAACATATGAAAAAGATATGTTAAACATATGTAATTCATATGTCGAACATATGGAAAATGAAAATGAAAATATAAATATAAATGAAATTGTAAATAGAAATAATAGAGATAATAGGGGTATGGGGGAAGAAGAGAAAGAAGAACGTTGGAACGGTATTGAACCCAAAAAGAGTAAAATCTTTTGCAAACCAACGGTTGATGAAATAAAAAGCTATTGTCTTGAACGCAATAATGGAGTCGATGCACAGCATTTTTATGACTTCTACGAAAGCAAAGGTTGGATGGTTGGGAAAAATAAAATGAAGGACTGGAAAGCTTGCGTAAGAACTTGGGAAAGAAATAATAATGTTTGCGGTGCTAATAGTGTAGCAACTGCTCAAGATTATTTTGATTATGCAGAAGAATTAAGGAGGCAAGGCTTATGATTAAATCTGATATAGCAACAATAATTGGAATATTGAAAACAGCCTATCCACAGTATTATAAAGACAGAAATTCAATAATAGACACAACGAATTTGTGGTATGAAATGTTTGAAAATGATGACATAAATTTAATAAAAATCGCAGTCAAGAATTATATAACGAATAGCACAAGTGGCTTTCCGCCAACAATAGGCGAAATAAAAAACGAGTTATATAAATTAACTTTAGGAGATGAAAAACAAGACATAGAGTTATGGAATGAACTCAAATCAGCTATTAGAAGTGGAATATATTATTCAGCTGAAATATTCCCAACATTGTCTAAAGAACTACAGATTTATTTGAAAAACCCTATGCAGTTAAAAGAGTTAGCGATGTCAAATGCTGATGATTTAGAAACAGTTCAAAAAGGAATTTTTTTGAAACAAATGCCTATTATCAAACAAAGGGAAAAAGAAAAAATTATGATGTTACCAGAGAGAAGAGAAATGTTGGAAAAATTAGCAGAAAAAATGGGTGTCAAAGGGTTAATGGGAGAGTGATATACGAATGATAAATAGCAAGAAAAAAGGCAATAAAGGCGAGCTAGAATTAGCTAATAAGCTAAAGAATGAGTATGGGTTTAACTGCAGAAGAACTCAACAATTTTGTGGAAAAGGTGGAGAAAGTGCTGATGTAATTGGTTTGCCATTTATACATATCGAGTGCAAAAGAGTTGAAAAACTAAACATAGATGAAGCATTAAATCAAGCAAAAAAAGACACGAAGCCATATAGAATACCATGCGTATTTCATAGGAAAAATCGTACCAATTGGAAAGTAACAATGAATTTAGATGATTGGATGAATTTATACGGCGAGTATTACAGTTCAATGATACTTGCGGGGAGAGAGGACAAAGACGATGAACAGAGCAGAGAGAAGAAGATACAGTAATTTAGGTGTCAGCAACAAAACAATAATGGACAAGACTTTATCAGATGCATATGAACAAGGTTATAAAGCTGGTATGAAATCTGTAACAGATATAGTGTTTTATATGACCGCTCATACAATAAATTATAAATTGGGCTTTGGAAGAAAGAGACTTCAAAGAATTATGAAACAAATTTATAACAATATAGATGCTTTTAGAACAGGACATCTAGAAACAAATGACTATGAAACAATTGTAAAAGAAATGAATGAGTTGGGAGTAAGCATAAAATAATATCGAAAAAGAGATAGGAGGAACAAATATGATATTTAATTTAATAACGATTTTTAATTTGTGTCTAGGGATATTTTGTTTATATTCTGTAGTTGATTGCATAGGTGAAATATTCCGCAGAGTATTTCTAGCAAAATATGATGCACAAGCTTTTTTGATAACGATGAGTTTTGGCTACTTAATTTCGACAAGCATAGTAACAAGCATGAAATATTTATTTTTGCTTGTAAAAGGAGGAGTTTAGAATGAATAATTTAGAACAATTAAAACAAGAATTGGGAGAGGCTAAATATAAACTTGCTGAAATAGAAAGAAAAATAATTGATTTTCAAACAGCAAATCGACACATAAGGTGGAGAGCAGAATATGACGAAAGATATTATTTTATAAATAGCGACTACACAGTATGTGGTGAAACCGAAAAAAATACATGCATTGATGACATATATTATAAAACACATAACTACTTTAGAGAAGTAGAAGAAGCACGAAGAGTGGCAGATAAAATGGAAGTATATAACCAATTATCAGATTTAGCATTGAGACTAAATGAAGGAGTAAATGTTAATTGGCGAGATGCTAGAAATAAATATAGTATCAGCTATGATACAAGTACTGGGAAAATGGTTTCTTATTGGAATACGAGGCTTCAAGAAATGGGTCAAATATATTGCTTAGATGAAAACTTTTTAGAAGTGGCAAAAGAAGAAATAGGCGAAGAAAATTTGAGAAAATTATTTGAGTAGGTGAAAACATGGAAGAAAAAATTGAAGTGGGAGAAAAAATAGATTTTGCAAATTTAATTTGCAGTCAAGATAGTGGCTTAAGTTATCCTAATATGACTGAATGTGAAAGATATGGAATAACTTGGGGCTGTGATGAAGATTGCCCAGTATTTCAAAGAAAAGAATGTGAGTTACAGGAAGAAAATGAAAGACAATTTGGAGGTGTTTTAAGTGAAAGAAAATAGTATGGAAGAGACAATAAAACAATTAAAATTAATGTTAAAAGTTCGTAAAGAACAAAAAGAAATAATAGAATGTGCAGGCGGAAGTTGTATGAATTGTAATCCAGACATCAAGGCTTTAAGTGAAAGTATAGATATTTTATCAGATTATAAAAGAGTATTAAAAGAGAATGAAGAATTAAAAATAAGTAATAAAGAAATAGACAAAGAATGTAGTAGATTGGAGAAAAAAGAAGTTGAATTAATTAATGAAAATGAACATTATGAAGATTTAATATATGCGTTAAAAACTTATTATGGCATTACAGAAGAAGATTTAGAAAAATGTATGAAAAATGATAGATAAGACGCATTGATGCGTCTTAATAAGTGATAAGATGCAAAAATTCTGTAAAATGCGTCTTAAATTTAATTTAAGAGGTTATGTATGTAAATGGCTAAAGAACAAAAAGGAGTAAATTATGAGTGAAAAATTAGAAGAATTAATAAGTTTATTATATCAAGATAAATTAACTCAATATGGTAAAAGGTTACTAGTAGAAAATATAGAAAAACTACAAAAAGAGAATGAAGAATTGCATAAAGAAATAGAACGAATGAAAAGTTTAGATATATATAAATTAGTTGAAGATTGGGAAACGGGTCAGCTTATTCCAATTCAAAAAATAAAAGCGAAAATAGAGGAATTAGATATTGAAATATCTACATGTGAATATGCTGATGATGATTCAGAAGAATACAAGCAAGAGGTTGAGAAAGATAAAGCAGAATTGTTAATAGCGAAAAAAGTATTGCAACAATTATTAGAAGAAAGCGAGAAAAGATGACAAGATTTTATAATTTTATTGGTTGTGGAATAATTAAAACAGAAAATAAGAATTGTTGTAGATATTGTAAATATAGAGTTTCTCTAAAAGATAAGAAAAATAAAATATGGTGTGATTATGTGGAAGATATAATTCCAATTGGATATATAGTAGCACATAGTAATTGCAAACATTTTAAATGGAATTTGTATTAGAAAGTGAGGAATAAATGAACGAGGAAGAAAGAAATTCTATTGAAAAAGTAGAAAACTTAATAAAAAGATGTGATGAATGTAAATTAAAAGAATGTATAAATTGCGAAACTAATTATACAGAAATAACATCAATAAAAAGAATAGTTGATAGTTATAAAAAAATATTAAAAGAGAATGAAGAACTCAAAAGCAAAATAGAAAACAAAGATAAATATTTCGAACTGATAATTGGACTAGGTTATGACTACGATGGATATTACAACAGAGAAACAAGCAATGGAAATATAAAAGGCTTGGCAGACTTAATGGATGAGCTTGTGCAAGCAGCCAGAGACGGCTTAAATGATATACCGTATCAAAAATGAAAGGGTTAGCAAGAAAGGATGATAATAAACATGCTTAAAATTCGTGATAATGTAGATTTGAAGGTGCTCCTGAAATTTGGCTTTAAAGAAGTACAGCAAAATAAAAGAGTTAATTATATTTATATGCCTTCTATGGTTTGGGACAATTGTGGTAATCAAATAAGAGTAAACAATGATAGAAATTTATTTAATATGGACTATTATATAGGCGAAGACAGGCTGATTATATTTAGATTTAATGAATTAGCAACAGAAGAATTTAATAAGACAATGACAATATTATTTAAATTAATAAAGGCAGACTTAATTGAAGATGTAGAGGTGTAAATAATATGTGTTTTAGAAGTATGTTATTTTAGATAGCAACAAAAGAAGTATCAAAGTATCGTAAGAGGAAATAGTTAGAGTAATAAATCAAATTTTACGAAAGAAGGTGTTGTATGACTGCGAAAGAAGAATTATTGCAATATAAATATGCGAGAGAAAAAGTGGATGAAACTTTAGAAGAATATCAAAAGTATAAAGACAGAGCCGAAAAAATGACATCGATAATATCAGACATGCCACGAAGAACAAGCAGTTCTGATAAAGTAGCTGATAATGCAGTCAAAATGGCTGATTTATCTGCAGAGTATGAGAAAAGATGGCTTGAGGCAGAATATATGAAACTGAAGATTGAAAAAAACATAGACTTAGTAGAAGAACCTTATAGAATAATATTGTATATGAAATATGTTCAAGGAAAGAAGTTAGAAGAAATTGCATACAAATTGAATGCTAATTATACATATATTTGCGAGCAACATGGAATTGCATTAAAAAAATATGAGGAAAACAAAGAAAACCGAACTTTTCCGAACACAACCGAATAAAAGCTGTGTTATTATGGTATTGTGAAAAAATGAAATTAAGAAATACCCTTTCTAAAGAGATTATCTGATAGAGATAGTCTCTTTTTTATATCTTCTAAATTATAGATAAATACTTTAAAACAAAAGAGTGATGCTAATGAGAAAATACGATTTTGAATTTTGCATGAAGCATAGTTGTAATGGGTGTAAAAGAAGTGGAAAGTGTGAGGAGATGAGAAGTTATGGGAAAAGCAAGCATAATAAAAGTAGAACCAAACGAAAAAGGAGAAATATATATAACACTGTATGGGACAAAGTATCAAATAGTTGTTGAGAAAGATACAGAAAAACCCAATAATGCAAAGAAATCAAAATAAAGAGAGAGGAGTTGACCTTGTATGACTGATGCACAAAAGAGATTTTGCGATGAATACTTAATCGACCTGAATGCAACTAGAGCATATAAGGTCGCTTATCCGAGATGTAAAAAAGATGAAACTGCAAATGCAGCATCGAGCAGAATGTTAAGAAATGTTAAGGTTCAAGAATATATATCAGAAAAACAACAAGAGATAGAAAAACGAACCGAAGTGACACAAGACATGGTAATAAAAGAGTTAGCAGCAATAGCTTTTTCAAAGGCAAGTGATTATGCAAAATTAAAAAAGATGAAAAGAAATGTGCCAGTATTTGATGGAGAAGATATAGTTGATTATAAAGAAGAAGAATATATAGGAATAGAGTTTACTCCTACAGATAAATTAACAGAAGAACAGAAAAAAGCATTATCTGGGATAAAAGAAGGCAAATTTGGAATACAAGTAGATTCCTGTGATAAGGTAAAAGCTCTTGAATTGCTGGGAAGACATTTAGGAATGTTCAATGATGTAAATGTAAATATGAAAAATGCTGTGTGTGTTGAGTTAGTAGATGATGTCAGTGAATAAAGAAAGAATAAGTTTACAAGAAATTGTAGGAAAAGGCTATGCTACATTTTGGAAGTTTAAAGGCGATGAAGCTATAATAATGGGTTCAAAAGGTAGTAAGAAATCAAAGACAATAGCTTTAAGATGGATGAAACTTTTAAAAAAATATCCTAGAGCTTGTCTACTAGCAATGCGAGATACAGCACTTACTATAAAAGACAGTGTATATGCAGACTTGGTTTGGGCATCTAAAAAGCTAAAAGTTTATGATGAATGGAAATTTACAGCAAGTCCACTATTGGCAGTTAATAAATATACAGGACAAAAGATATTTTTTAGGGGATTAGATGATTGGGAAAAATTAGCTTCAATCACAATCGATGATCCAAATTTAGTTTTGTGCTGGGGATGGTTTGAAGAGGCTTTTGAAATAGATAAAAAAGATACTTACGACAAGGTAAAAATGTCCATAAGAGGTAAAATGCCAGATGGATATTTTAATCAAACAGTTGCAAGCTTTAACCCATGGAACGAACAACATTTTATTGTAAAAGAATTAACGAGCAAGCTAACACCAAATGAACAAATACTAATAGAAAAAGGAAAGCAAGAGTTAATAGTTGAAGATGAACAAGAATTTGAATATCAAGGCAAAATGGTAAAAGAAAAAGTGAGTCAATTGTTAATGATAACAAACTATAAATTAAATGAGTTCCTAGATGTTAAAGATTATGCAAGATATGAAAAAAAGAAAAAAGAAGATTATGAAGATTATAAAACATCAGGTTTAGGAATGCCAGGTGTAAGTAAAGGCTTAATATTCAGAAACTGGAAGATAGAGGATACATCAAAATATAAAAATGAATTTAGTTTAATAAGAAGAGGTCTGGACTTTGGTTATAGTTCAGACCCTTCTGCGTTTATACAATGCGATGTAAATATCAAAAATAAAAGAATAGTTATTTTTGATGAATTTGGAGCGACAGAATTAACAAATGAGATGCTTGCATCAGAATTGGACAAAAGAATAGAAAAATATGCACTGATAAAAGCAGATAGCTCAGAGCCAAAAAGTATCGCAGAATTAAATAAATTACACATAAATGCAATACCAGCACAGAAAGGACCAGATAGTATACTGCATGGTATCAAATGGTTGAAAGGGTTTGAGATAATAGTTGACCCAAGATGTAAAGGAATAATAGAAGAATTAAGTTCGTATCGATGGAAAGTAGATAAATTTGATAAACCATTAAATATACCAGAGGATGCGAATAACCACTATATAGACGCTTTAAGATATGCGTGTGATGACTTATATTTAAGAGGAGGAAGTTAGAAATGGAAATCTCACCGAAAATAATAAAAATATTGATAGATGAATTTGTTGGTTCTGAGGGCTATAGAGATATGTTAGCAGGAGAGAGATATTTTAAAATAAAAAATGACATTTTATGTAGAAAATTGAATCAATATTCATTCTATAATCAAGACACTAAACAAGTAGAAAAGAAAATCAATCAAAATAAATCAGATGAACATTTGCCACATAGCTTCTATAAAAAACAAGTAAATCAAAAGAAAACATACATAGCTAGTAAACCAATAACCATTGTATATAACACACCTACAGATGGAAATAAGAAGACCGAGAGTCAAAAAAGAGAAGAAAAGAAAATAACAAATTTGGTATGGAACAAGCTTGGCTATAATTTTGAAGAACTAATAAAAAACAGAATTGTGGACGCGAGTAATTCTGGAAGAGCTTGGTTACATCCAAATTATAAAGATGGAAAATTGGTTTTTGAAAAATATGCAAGTAAGGAATGTAGGCCAATATACGATAATGAAACAGAGTCATATCTTGTAGGTATGATTCATTTTTATACTATCGAGGATTTAGAAGAAAACAAAGATAAAATATATGTGGAATTTTGGGATGAAAATGAAGTTAGATACTATATAGAAGAAAGACAAAATGATGGTAGTGAGAGCATATTTGTCGAAGATGTAACGAGACCAAGAAGTGGTTGCCACTTTACTAGAGAAGTTTACGACTCAGTTCTGAATAACCTTGTTAAAGTTGAAAAACATAGTTGGGGTAAAGTTCCGTTTATAGAAATAAAGAACAATGAAGAAAGAGAAACAGACTTAAAACCTATAAAAAATTTAATTGATGCATACGATTTAATAGATAGTAACTATGTGAATACAATTGAAGATTTAAAAGAGATTATATGGTTAATAAATGGATATGGTGCTGAGGATTTATTAGCACTTATAGAGAACTTAAAGGTTAATGGTGTTGCAAGAACAAATGATACAAATGGTAGCATAGATGCGAAATTATTACCAATTCCTTATGAAGCAAGAGAAGCTTTGCTAAAACGATTAAAAGAACTTATTTATGAATTTGGAAGAGCAGTAGATACAACTAATAAGGACTTGATTGGACAAGCTCCAAGTGGTGTATCATTAGAATTTTTATATTCTGACTTAGATATGAAAGCCGATGATATAATAACATCTCTGAGAGCTTCAATATACGAAGCACTGTGGTATGTATTATATGATTTGAAAATGGAAAATCAAGTTAATGCAAATATAAATGAATTTGACTTTAAAATAGAATTTAACAAATCGCGTATATTCAATGAAATAGAAAAAGTACAAGCTTTGAGCAATGACCAAACTTTAAGTACAAAGACCAAACTTGAGAAACATCCTTGGGTTGACGATCCAGATATAGAAATGCAAAGAATTAAAGAGGAAAAGGAAGAGAATATAAAGAGGCAACAAACTTTATTTGAAAGTAACGGACCTTTCGGAAAGCAAGAAAATGAAGAATAGAGGTGTAGCCTATGACATCAAAAGAATATTGGGATAATAGAGCTGCTAAAAGACTTATCGAGGCAGAAAAGCAAAGTAATGACTATATAAAGAAAGTAAAAAAAATATATTCTAAGGCTAATAATGATATAAAAAAAGAATTAGCTAATGTATATAAAAATTATAGTAAAGAAACTGGAGTTGATGTACACACTTTAAAAAATCTGCTTTCTAAGGAAGAAACGGATGAGTTTTGGAAAACTTTGAAAGGTCAAGGATTAAAGAAATATGTACAAGCTAATTACAAGTCGAGAATAAACAGATTAGAACAAATTCAAGGACAGTTATATGCTAAAGCGAAAGAAATATATAAAGAGGAATTAAACACAGTTTATGGTCATTATAGAAGTGTAATAAATGAAAGCTATAATAAAACAATTTATGATACACAAATAGGCACGGGGTATGATTTTACATTTAATAAATTAGATGACAAAATGATAGAAACTGTATTAAATACCAAATGGTATGGTGGCAATTATTCAAGTAGAATATGGGGAAACACTGACATACTTGCTAATAGAGTGAGTGAAACTATAGGTGGTGCTTTAATAAGTGGAAAACCGTACTATAAAACAGCTAATGAAATTGCCGATACATTTGGAGTGGCTCAATACTATGCTGAAAGACTTGTAAGAACAGAAACAAACCATTTTAACGCAGAAGCGGAGGCACTAGCTTATAAAGAACTTGGCGTTGAGAAATATGTTTTTGTGGCAACATTAGATAATCGTACAAGCAAAATGTGTCAAGAACACGATGGTAAAATATATGATTTTAAAGATATGGAAACAGGTGTAAATTATCCACCATTACATCCAAATTGTAGAAGCACAACAAGAGGATATCTTGGAGAAAAAGAGGAAAAAACACTAAAACGCAGAGCAAGAAATCCTGTTACAGGAAAAACAGAAATAATTGATAATATGAACTATGAAGAGTGGAAAAAGCATATCAATAATAGATATGGTAACGACACATTAGAAGTATTAGCACAAAAACAAGTTAATTTAAAGAGTGATACTGAACAATACGAAAAGTATTTAAAGGTATTAGGTAAGAAAAATATGCCAGAAACATTTGAAAAATGGCAAGAAATGAAGTATAATAATATCAATGAATATAAACTAACTAGATATAATTACAAACTAAGGAATGAAGCAATAGGTAATCCTCAAAATGTGATAAAAGATATCTGTATTGCTGATGAAAAGTACACTAAATATCTTTTTGATGGTAATAATAAAGATGGACTAATAAAAGGTGAGCTGATTGATAAAATCTTGGGATACAATAAAGATAACTATAAGCAGTTTGATGCTTTGCTAAAAGAAAATATAAATAGATATCCAAAGCGATTTAAAGGTGAAGATAAGTATGGACAAAAATACGAAATAAATATGGTTATAAAAGGTTTGAAAGATAGGCAGGCAAAAGTGACTATCGGTAGTAGATTTATAAATAATGAGTATAAATTGTCAAGCGTATATATCAATGAACTGAAGGAGAGTGAATTAAAACATGAAAATTAAAGAATGTGATAGAATAAAAACAAAAGATGGTAGAGTAGGGACTGTAATGTTATTATTGAATGATACGGGATTAGAGGTGGAATTTACTGATACAGCACCAGAAACTGAAACTATCGAGTGTTCAGAAGTTGTTGAAATCATAAAATAGACTGAATTTAATATTGCTAATTAAAGACACTAAATAGGTGTCTTTTTTTAATACTCATTTTATCTGTGAGAATAAATAAAAGATAAACTTTCGTACTGGTAGCACCAGAATAAAATAAGCTAGAAAGGTGGTTTTAATCATGGATTGGTTAAAAGAATTATTAAAAAATGCAGGTGTAGAAAATGTTGATGAATTAGAAAAGAATATATCTAAGGAGATTCCAAAACATTTTAAACCAGCAAAGGAGTTTAACGATATCAACGAAGAGTTGAAAACAGTTAAAACAGAAAAGACAGCATTGGAAAACGACAAACAAAAAATCGAGGATGAGTACGAAAAATTCAAAAAAGGTTCAATTAGTCAAGCTGATTACGAAACTAAAAAGAAAGAGATTGAAGATAACTCAAAAATCGAATTAGAGGCAGTAAAGAAAGATAGCAAGATTGAAATAGCTCTAATAAATGCTGGGGCGAGAAATATTAAATCAGTAAAGGCAAATCTAGATTTAGAAAAAGTAAAGCTAGATGGTGATAAGCTATTAGGATTTGATGAACAACTCGAAGCATTAAAAAAGAGCGATGCATATTTATTTACAGAAACAACTGCAGTAAATAAAGGTGCAGGAGACGGTGCAGGTGGTTATAAAAGACAGTCAGAAGAAGAGCTAACAGAAGATGAACTTGATAATATGACTGACGAACAATACTTTGCACATATCAATAAAAAATAATTAGAAAAGGAGAATTTAATATGCCAAATAATTTATTAAGTTGTAAAAGAATAGCAAGAGAGGCTTTGCCTATATTAAAAAATAATTTAGTTATACCAGAATTGTTCAGAACTGATTTTTCAAAAGAATTTGTAAAACAAGGTGATACCATTCAGGTAAAAAAACCAGCAGTTTTTGAAGCAAAAGACTTCACAGATGAAGTAACAATTCAAGAAATAAATCAAGATAAAGTTTTAGTAAAAATGGATAAAATAGCAGATGTTTCTGTTGAAATCACATCAAAAGAAATGGCTTTAGACCCAGTAGCATTTAATACAGATGTTCTTGAACCAGCAATGATTGCTTTAGCTGAGAAAATAAATAGAGAGGGCTTGGAGATGTACAAACACATTTATAGAAATATAGGTGTTGCAGGAACTACACCTAGCTCTTTAGATGATTTAGCAAAGGCAAGAGTAGTTTTAAATAAAGCTAAAGCACCTCTTGTTGGAAGATATGGTGTATGGGATCCAGATGCAGATGGTAAATTTAGCATAATCCCAGCCATTGTAAATGCCGAAAAATCTGGTAGTACACAAGCTTTAAGAGAGGGAGCAATTGGTAGAATACAAGGTTTAGATAATTATATGTCTCAACAAGTTGCAGTACATAAATCAGGTACTTTTGCTAAAATCACTACTCCACTTGTAAATGGTGCTGTAACAAAAGGAGCTACTACTATTAACTTAGATGGTGGTTCTGGCACAGAAACATTAGTTAAAGGTGATTTATTAACTATTGCAGGAAAACAATATGTAGTAACAGAAGATGCAACAGCTGTAAGCGGTGCTATTGCTGCTAAAGTATATCCTGCTGTTGTTGAAAACATCGCTGATAATGCAGAAGTTACATTCCCAGATAAAACAGCTGGTGGACATGTTGCTAACATGGTATTTAATAAAAATGCTTTTGCATTTGTAACAAGACCATTAGAACCTGCGGCAGGTGGTCAAGATTGTTATGTAGTATCATATAATGGCTTAAATATAAGAGTAACATATGGATATGATATGAAAACAAAGAAAAACATGCTATCATTGGATACTATATATGGTTTTGCACCATTATATCCATCTTTAGCAACAGTAGTTATGGGGTAATCTTAGGATTACCTCTTTTACTTAATTTAAGAGTAGACCCCAGTTATACTGGAGGATAATTATAGAAAGGAGATTGTGAAATGAAGTGTCCATATTGTGGGATTGAATTATCAGACCCAATTGCTGAGATACACATTGAAAGTAAATGGTGTATCAAAGAGAAAAACGAAAAAGTGACAGGCAAATCTATTGAAAAAATGAATAAAGAGGAATTACTTGCAAAAGCAATAGAAAATGGCTTAGTTATTGAAAATGAAAATCAAATAACAAAAGCTCAACTTGTCAAAATGATAAATAATGAGTAGGTGATTACATGACCTTATTGGAAATCATAAAAGGCAGACTTGATATAAAAGGTGAAAGTGAAGATGTTAAAATTCAAGGATACATAGATGATATAAGTGCTAAAATTAAGTCTGTATGTAACAGAAAAGAAGTGCCACAGGAATTAGAGTATTTAGTTATTAGATATGCTATGAATTGTGCAGTTTATTATAAAAATGGCTATGGAGAAAGCAAACAAATAATAGCATCGATTTCAGATAATGGACAATCAGTGTCATATAAAGACAACGGTGCTATTAGTGTAGACGATGTTGACTTGGATAAATACATAGAAAAAAACAAAGATGAAATATCAATGTACGCATATATGAGGTGGTAATTATGGAGATACCAAAAAGTTTTAAAAGAGCAATAGCGGATATTTTTTATGATAAGAAAATTTATGTTTTATCTAAAAAAGAGAGTATAGATTGCGAGGGAGACTATATCGTAGGAAAAAATGAAAAGGTATATGATTTTATGGGTAATGTTTCTTTTTCAAATTTTAAGGCAATTAAAGAAGAATACGGTATAGATTGCGATATTGATATTGTTATTACTACATCGTTGGAGCATAAAGAAAAAATCGATTTGTCTACATTGATTGTGTACAATGGTAAGACGTATGAAATTACAGATAAGTTTTTAAAAGATAGTCACATGATGTTGGTAGGTGCATTATGGGAGTGAAAATAAAGAATATTGATAGGTTGCTAAGTAAGTTTAAACAGGTTGGAAAATTGGATTTAAAGCCAGTTATTAAAGAATGCACTTTATTAGTTGAAGCACAAGCAAAATCGCTATGCCCAGTCAATAATGGAGATTTGGTGGGTTCTATTCATCCAGAAGTAAAAGAAAGCCCCAATAAGGTGTATGGAAGAGTGTATACTCAAAAATGGTATGCACCGTATGTTGAATTTGGTACTGGTCCTAAAGGAAATGGAACTTATCCATATAAAATAAAAGGATTCACATTGAAGTACCGAAATACTAAATGGTGTTACCCAACATTTAATGGTGGAAGAGAACTAAAGTATGTTTGGACTAGAGGGCAAGAAGCACAACCTTATATGTATCCAGCTTTAAAAGTTAATAAAAAGCGTATACAGAATAAAATAAACGATGCAATAAAAGAGCACATATCTAAAAGTTATGGGAGTGGTAATAATGTTTAAGCCAAAAGAAGAAGTATATAGCATTCTTAAAGAACTTAAATATTGGGTAAGCCAAAGGCAACCTAACAAATTTAAAGAATTGCCATCTGTTATATTTAAGTGTGCTAATAATACTACAAGACTTGATTTGAATAATGAAATAACAAGTCAAGATGTGACAATTGTTATAGATATTTATGCAAAGACAAGTAGTGAAGCAAGCAAAATTCTAGAAGAAGTAGAAATCAAAATGAGAGAAAAATATTATTGTATGACATTTAGTAGTGACGAGGTGCCAAGTAATCCTGGCATTTCGAGAATAAATTCGAGATTTGAAAAGATTATTTAAAGGAGGTATTAAATATGGGAGCAAGTAGAACGATTAACACAAAATTAACAAAGAAAAAAAGTGGTAGTGAGCAAGAAGACTTAACGATTGGACATTTAACTTCAATTGGCGAAATCGGTATTGAATCAGAAGAAATTGATGTTACAGATTTAGATAGTACAGGAGATTTTAAAGAGTATATTGCTGGCACAAAGGATGCAGGTGAGGTTTCTATAGCAGGTAATATACACGATGAAGCTGTAATAGAAAAAATGATGGCTCTTGCAAATTCTAGGAGCATTGAAGATTGGACAGTTGAATACCCAAGCGGTGCGACTTGGTCATTTAAAGGCTTTGTAAAGTCATTTAAAGATGGCGAAAAAACTCCAGATGCTATAGCAACATTTTCGGCGACAATTAGAATTTCTGGAGCACCAACATATACAAAAGCAGCAAACTAAACTAAGGAGGATAAATATGAAACTAGTATTTAAATTTACAGCAACTTCAATAGATGAAATAGAAAAAACAAAAGGAGTAGCAATAGAGAATTGTATTGCAGATAACACAATAAACAATTTGGCTTTACTTATTTCTAAAGGCTTAGTTAATGATAACGGAATAGTAGGTGTGAGCAGAGCTGTTGCGTTATCAAAAATTGATGAGTATTTAAAAGAAAATGATAAAGATAATTTATTATTAGATATAGTAGAGGCACTAGTAGATGAGGGTTTTTTATCAAGAAAGCTGGAAGTGAGCAAAATGAGAGGAATAATGGAGAAGAGACAAGAAATGGTGAACAACCAGCTAGACAATATGTAACTTTTGGCGAAATGTGGAGAGATATGGAGATTGAGGCTATAAATATAGGTCTTAATCTCCATTATTTTTGGAGTTTAACACCAAAACAGTTTCAAAATCACATAAAAGCCTATTATGAACGAGAAAAAAATCGCGTTATAGAGAAGGACATGCTAAATCACTTGTTGGGAAAATACATAGCAATAGCTTTTAATGACCCTAAAAATTATCCTAAAAAAAGCTTTTTGTCAGATGAAACAATAGAAAATAAAACAATGACAGCTGAGGATATGGAGAAAATTGCAAAATACAACACGATAAGAATGGGAGGTGTTGTAAATGACAATAGATGAGTTAGAAGTTTTAATTACTGCGAACAGCAATGAACTAAGAAAAGAAATAAATAAAACTAATTCTGTAATTAAAGACATGAAACGAAATGCTGAAAAACAAAGCAAAGGTGTAGAAAAAGTATTTAGCAACTTAAAAAAAGGTATTGCAGCACTTGGAATTGGAAAGGTTATAAAAGATAGTATTCAATATGGAATGGATGCTATAGAAAGCGACAGTTTATTTGCTACATCACTTGGAAAATATGCAAATGATGTATACAGTTGGAGCGATAAAGTATCTAGTGCTTTAGGATTAAATGCGGTAGAAATAAGAAAAAACACAGGTGTAATATACAATATGACATCTTCTATGGGGCTTGCTGAAAAGCAAGCTTTAACTATGTCTAAAGGTGTTACACTTTTAGCTAATGATATGGCATCATTCTATAACCTAGATACAGATGAAGCTTTTAATAAATTAAGAGCTGGTATTACAGGTGAAACAGAGCCTTTAAAGGCACTTGGTATTTTAGTTGATGAAAACACAATAAAACAAGTAGCATATAGTGCTGGAATAGCGACTACAGGAAGTGAACTTACGCAACAACAAAAAGTTTTAGCTCGTTATGTGGCTATACTAAAACAAACTGGCAATGCACAAGGCGATTTAGCTCGTACTTTAGACAGCCCAGCTAATCTTTTTAGAAGATTAAAAACAGAAGTTACGAATTGTGCGACTGCGCTTGGAAGTATTTTTATGCCAATAATACAGACAGTGGTACCATACTTAATTAGCTTTGTTAAAATAGTGGGCAATGCTATAAATGGATTATCTGCTTTTCTAGGAATAAAATCAAGTGGACTAAGTGATGATACAGCCGATGCAAGTAATAATGTTGGAAGTTTAGCTGATAATATGTCAGATGCAAACAAAAATGCCAAAGCTATGAAACAAACATTGGCAGGATTTGATGAAATAACTAATTTAAGTACGAGTGATGACTCCCAAAATACAAGTACATCAAGTGGCAGTGGCCTAGATTTTGATTTGTCAGAATATGATGCAGGATTATCTAATATTGAGGATAAGACAAGCAAAATTGTAGATGGCATTTATAAAAAGATTAACAAAATAAAATCATTCTTGACTGATATTTGGAACTCAAAACCAATACAAGCTTGGACTGGTGCAATAAGTAATGCGCTTAAATTTGTGAAAGATTTGGCAATAAGTGTTGGTATTAGTTTACATGAAAATATAGTCGGAACATGGAATAAAATTTCAGATGATGTAGAAAGCATATTTTTAAATATTTCTCAATTGTGGACCAATGTTTGGAACGATATATCGATAACAATACAAAAATATGCTGAGCCAATAATAGATGGAATTACTGGTCTGTTTAATGATATATATAATACATTTATTGAACCCGTTGTCGAGTTAATTGTTGGAATTTGGAAAGATTTCACGCAAATAATGCTTGATTGGTGGAATGCTCATGGACAAAAAATATTAGACAAAATAGGCGAATTTGTTGTACAAACAATAAAATTATTTCAATCTATTTATGACAATGTATTGAAACCAATAATAGAACCATTTTTAAAAACTTTAAAGGAGCTGTGGGACAATAATATTAAAGGTTTAATTGAAAGTTTAGGTGAATTTATAGCAAAAACAATTGAGGGAGCATTAGATATTTATAATAAATTTATAGTGCCAATTTTAGATTGGATAATGAATACATTGAAACCTTATTGGGAAAATACATGGAATTTTATCGCAAATGTTTTTAAAACAATAGTAGAAACAATATGCGATGTCGCATCTGGTATTTTACGCTCTTTGGGTGGAATAATTGATTTTATAGTAGGAGTGTTCACTGGTGATTGGGAAAAAGCTTGGAGTGGAATACAAGATTTTTTCGGCGGTATTTGGGATGGCGTAGTTGCAATCGTAAAAGGTGCTATAAATTTAGTTATTGACTACATCAATGGCATGATAGCTAGTTTAGAAACTGCATTAAATTGGATTGTGGACAAGATAAATAGTATAGAAATCACGAATCCTTTTACAGGAGATGAAATTTGGAGTCCAAATATACCAAGATTTAATTTTGGAAGAATACAAAAATTAGCCAAAGGTGGTATTGTAGAAAATCCAACATTGTCTTGGATTGGCGAAGCAGGAAAAGAGGCTGTTGTTCCATTAGAAAACAATACAGGTTGGTTAGATAAAATAGCTAGTAAATTTGCAGTAATGGTTAGTGAAATGGATAATGGTTCAAATCAAAATACATCAATTACTTCAAATTTGATTGTCAATGGCAGACAACTTGCAAGTGCGACAATAGAGGATTTTAACAATGAGGCAATTCGAAGAGGTTATAAACCTATTTTAATTCCAACATAGGAGGTAGTCAAAAATGAATAAATTAGTAAGTATAAATGGAGTAGGCGATTTGCCTACTCCATCTGATTATCAACCAGAAATAGAAATACTTGAAAAGTCGACTAGAAATGCAAAAGGGGTGTTACTTAGAGAAATAATAGCATATAAAACTAAATTGAATTGCAAATGGAACTATATGAATAGAGCACAATATCAAAAATTATTGCAAATTAGAAGACTAAAATCTTTCGAATGTTCTTATTATGATCCCGAGAGTAATTCTAGTAAAACAATAACATGCTATTGTGGACCAGTGAAAGGTACGCCAATAAGAACAGATGAAAATGGCGTTACAGAGTGGAAAAGTATTACTACCAATTTTATTGAATATTAGGAGGACAATTTATGAGCAATGGTGAATATAAAGAGGCTATTTCTGATACGATAAGAGAGACAAAAACAGAAATTCAATTTGATTTTGTAGATACCACGGCAAGGGAAGATGCTACAACGACATTTCCAGCACAAGCAGTATTTTCAAAAGGTAATCAAATATTAAATAGTAATACAAGTAAAAGTATTAAAATTGCTACACTTGAAAAAGGATTTTGGAAATTAGATGGTACATATATGAATTTGGGATATAAAGATATATCAAATGAAGAAATAGGTTTTGTATCTAATGTGATTTCGAATGATGTTGGGGTACTTGAAACACCTCCAGTAATAGTTTTTGATTTTTCTACGACACATTCAAGCATTGGGCTAACTCTATTTTTTGATGATTTGACAAATAATTATGCAAAGAAAATGAGAATTAAATTTTATAATAATACTACCTTGTTAAACGATAAGATTATACAAAATGATAAAGTAAGATGTATATATGCTAATAAAGTTGAAAATTATAATAAAATTGAAATAGAATTTTTAGAAACATCATTACCACATAGAAGAATTAGATTCTTGGATATTGTTTTTGGTATTATTCAAATATATGATGATGAACAAGTTGTCAATTGCAATTTGACAAGAGAATTTAATCCCTTTAATGAAAATATACCATCTCACGAATTGGCATTTGAAATCGACAATGTAGGAAAGAATTTTAATTTAATAAATCCAAGTGGAGTATATACATATTTGCAGAAAAGGCAATTGGTTTCTGTAAGAATGGGTGTTGTTTTAAAAAATAAGTCAATAGAATTTAAAGATATGGGAAAATATTACTTGAATGAATGGGAAACCAAAAACTTAACAGCTACTCTAAAGGCTAAAGATATATTAAGTTTTTTAGAAGAAGTAACATATAGTAATTCTACTACACAATCAAAAACTTTACGCGAATTTGCTATAGAAATCTTAAATAATGCAGGAATAACAGAATATGTTTTAGATGCTTCAATGAATAATATTACAGCTAGTACATCGATACCAGAAACATCAACAAAAGAATTGTTAAAGCAATTAGCTATTGCGGCAAATTGTGTATTATATGTGAATAAAGCAAAAAGAATAAACATAACAAAATTAAATGCGACTGTATCTAATAGTATAACTCTCGATAACATGTACGAGACACCCAATATATTGTTAGATGAAATTGTAAATAGAGTAAAAGTAACATACTATGTAAATGGGACATCTGCTGATTTTGTTATTTCTTCTGAAGAAACTGATGGAAAAGAAAAGACAATAAATAGCATATTCATAAATACTGCAGAACATGCACAAAGTGTTGGAACTTATTTATTAAATTTATATCAGAATAGAAAAAAATATAAAATCGATTGGCGACAAGATTTAGAGATTGATATAAATGAAAAGGCAAATATTGAAGATGATTTCGATGAAAATAGCGATGTGACAATAACTAAGCAAGAATTTAAATATGCTGGATATTTATCTGGAAGTACAGAGGGGAGAGTTGTATAGTGGAAGATTTAATATTCGATAGAACACAAAACGATTTAGAGCAAAAAACACCAAAAGGCTATTATAACCACACTGATTTAAACAGAGTTGAAACGTGGTGCGAATATTTAGCTAATTTGTTAAATTCATATTCGTATCCTGTTTCCATAACAATAAAAAAGAATTGGAATATGTCTGATTTGCCAAATGTAAATGATATGGAGAGAATAAGAAGTAATGTGAATGCTATAAAAACAGTATTTCACGCTTACACGGATGTCCCAGAAAATTTAAACTACATGACAATCGAAAAAGCGAATGCCATTGAGAAGATATTAAGTGAAATAGATTTCTTAACTAAAAATATGATTAGCTGTTTTAGATACAGCAATACATTTAATTCTGGAGAAAGCGAGGGGTTGAATTGATAGAAGTTAAAGACAGAGTACCATCACAAGTACTTACAAATGGCGCAATAAGATATGAAGAGTTTGATGCAGAGGGTAATAGCTTAGGTTATAAATACATTAAAAGAGCTGATGAGCCGACTGAAGCTGGAACGCCAATAAATAAAATATTATTCAAAAATACGCAAGCATACATACAAAGTGTAGATAGATTCATAGAACCTTTATTAAAAGCTTCAACAGAACAAACATCTATATATTATGAAGATATTATACCAAAAACATGGACGACAGATGGTAACTATTTAGTGAATGGCGATATAAAAATAACAGCTTCAGAGTTTAAAAATAGCGGAGGTAATATAGGAAAAATTTTTGATGGTTCCACTGAAACTACTTATAATCCAAATACGAACGATTTTAGTGTGATAATAGATTTTGCAGCACCACAATCAATAAAAAAATTTGGCGTTACACATAGTAATAAAAATAATAAACTAACCATAAGCGGAAGTAATGACAATTCAAATTGGACAACTCTAGCAGGACCCGGATATAATCATGATGGAAAACATGATTCAATAATATCAATTGAAGATTCTAATATGTATAGATATTATAAATTTCGTTGGTATTATGGTTATAATTCGTCATATTTCATATATGAAATAAAAGTTCTCGAATATGAAAAAGCTTCACAAGTTTTAGAGATATCATATCCTTTAGATGCTTACGATGCAAACAAAATTATTAAATTAAAAACACCTAGTAATATATCGACAGCATCAAAGCCTTATATTAACATTAACAATCTCGGCGAGAAAATAATTAGCGATAATTTAAAACCAAATAGATTATATACATTAGTATACAATGGTTCGAATTATTGTACGGTTGGAAGATATATAAGTGAGGTTGTAAATTATAAAAATGATACAAACATTACTGGAACCGCTAATTTGACTATAAGCGATGTGGAATTAGAAGAAGGTAAAATATATACTTTATACATTTTTAACAGACCAAGTAGCTTGGTAACTTCTTCTAAAGCAACAATGTCAATTAGTATAGCTGGGAAAAGTATATATACAGGTTCAACGCATTATAATGGTTTTGTAAAATTAGATTTTGTGATGTTGAATGGGTATTTGTATGCTGTAGGAAAAGTATTATTAAGCGATAGCACAATTACTGATGTGAAAACGGTGATTGCATATGAGAAAAAGGATAGTTATGGCATAAGCTATACTGCATATGCGGGAAGTACAAGCAGTGTCAGCATAGGTAAAGATGCGTTTATAAAATTAATGAAAGTAGAGGGCGATGTCTATAATGAAACAGGTACTGTATAATAACCAAACGGGTGAGAAAATAGTTCATGTTGTGCCAGATGTAGAAATAACAATTACAACTGAACAAAAAATCGAAATTTTAAAGCAAAAACTCAAAGATACTGATTATAAAGCTATAAAATATGCCGAGGGGCAGTTAACGGAGGAAGAATATGCATCAACGAAAGCTGAAAGACAAGGGTGGAGAGATAGAATAAATGAATTAGAAGCTCAGATAATGTCTCAGGTTGCAGAAAGTGAGGCGACTGAAAATGGATAAAACATTTGAAACAGAGGTATTAACAAGATTAGCAGTCATTGAAAGTAAACTTGATGGATATAAAGAGTTAAAAGCAGTTGCATATTCAGCAGATACAAGGAGCAAAGAGAATAAAAGTGAAATCGAAGAATTGAAAGAAAAAAACAAATGGTTATCAAGAACGATAATAGGTGCGGTTATAGGAGAAATCGTAGCTATTATTTTTTTAGTAGTAAAAATAGGTTTGGGGGTGTGAGGATATGGAACAATTTCTTACTTGGGATATTTTAAAAGACTATGTCACTTTTGTCGGCATAGTTTTTTCTATAGTTGCATTCACTAAGAATGCGTGGCTAATAAATAAAATACCAACAAGGCTATGGAGCTTTATAGTCTCGTTTTCATTATTGTTATTAGTTAACCTACATGAAACTACTTTTGAGTGGTTTGATATTGTTATTTACGGAATAAATGCAATTCTAATAAGTTCATCAGCGAATGGTATTGCAGATGCTAACAAAGGAAGTGTTGCGAAATGAAAACTAATTTAGGATTAGTAGAATATTGTAAGGCACAACTCAGTAAGCCTTATTGGTATGGCACATTCGGCCAAATTGCTACCGAGAACCTTTTAAGACAAAAATCAGCACAATATCCGACTCAATATAAATGGACAGACTTTATAGAGCAATATGGTCAAAGGGTTCATGATTGTGTGGGACTAATAAAAGGATATTTGTGGAGTGAAAACCTAAATTCAACTCCTATCTATAATTCTAAACAAGATAAAGATGTAAATGGCATGAAGGCAAATTGTGTAGAAACTGGTAATATAAAAAGTGTTCCCGAATTACCTGGGGTATTGGTTTTTATGCCTGGCCATGTTGGGGTCTATATTGGTAATGGCGAGGTGATTGAAGCTCGTGGACATTTATATGGAGTTGTCAAGACTAAGCTTGATAGTAGACCATGGACCGAGTGGGGCAAACTAAGATGGCTAGAGTACAAGGAGGCTATAACGATGTTTGAAACTGGCCAAGGTAAAGAAGCAATAGAATATTTAACTAAACAGGGTAGGATAACGAATAAGGAACAGGCATTGCAAAAGCTTGATTTAATAAAAAATGAAGAGTGGACATATATCAAATGGGCTAACGATGTGAAAAAGCTAGAAAACAAATTTTAAAGTATGCTTGAAAAATTTGAAATTGAGTGATACGATACTACTATAAATATTGTATAAGAAAGAATGTGAGAAAAAATGCAGTATTTTTGGGCTTGTATCGGCAGTTTTGCTGACATATTAGGAATAGTTAGTTTTGTTTTGCTTCTTATTCAAGGGTCGCAAATAAAAAATTTAAAAAATAGCATAAAAGCTAGAAATAAGATTGATCAATACAAGAAAAATAAAGATCGAATATCATCAGATATTTTCACATATATTTCTATAATAAAAGAGAGAAAATTCAGTGATAAGGAAAATTTGAGAGCTAAGTTGAATGGTTTGTTTGGCGAATTGGAATACTATCAAGATATAGAAAGTATAAATGAAATAAAAAACTTTTATTTAGTGCAAAAACATCTATGGTAAATGATGATA